TCAAAGGGGAGAAAGTCATCAAAAGGATGCCTGTGAGGAGTTCCCCAGGGCCAGTTATCAGGATAAGGCCTTCCCACTTTGGAGATAACAAAAGGAGTCTTCGGCATAATGCACCTCTAAAACTGCTTGATAAGAATAGTTCCAGGAGCCACGTAGACGCCCACAAAAAGGTCATTCTTGCTAGTAGTGAGTTTCCCACTCTCTCCAGCATACACCAGATCGCCTGTTCTGAAAGCAAATGACTGATGAAATACCGCAGGTCCTAGCATGACCCTTCCGATGTGCTTATAGGCAAAGCCCCAAACCTTGACGTCGCCAGTAGGTACCGTTCCAGCACCACTATTGACTGGCTTCCAAATAGCATCCCCCACATCCGCTATGTTTTGCCGAAACTCTTGGGAGGTATTAGTAGCTACAGGGCAGACAAGGTCGCCATCTTCAACTCCTGCCGAGAAACTAGCCTCAACTGTAAGGCAGCGAAGCCAGGACTCCTTATCCAGACGAATTACCCCTGGGAGGTAGGCCACTGGGATATCATCGGTAGGAATATCCGCACAATAGCCAGCCTCCTGTAGGGTTTGCTTCACAACTACAGGTGGTTCTTCTTTCTTCTCAAAAGGACAAGGGAGTCCAAGTTTTTGAAGTTGAAGCAGAAGCCACTCTTTCATGAAGGCATTAGCCATAGCAAATGCTCCTACGTTTCAAATTTTGAATCCCACTAACCCGCAGGAGTCTCGAGAGCATCAACTCGCGAGTCCAGAGAAGATACTTCGGACTGAAGGGTATCAATCTCTCCCTCAGCCGTGGTAAGGCGAGTACCCTGAGATGAGATGTTACCCGTATTGGTTGCAATATTCTGCGTGTTCGTAGTAATTTTGCCTTCCGCAGTTGTTACACGAGCAGTAAGAGCCGCATCTTCAGTGTCATCCTTATCCATGCGTGCTTCAACCACAGGCCAAGGCCAGTTATCAGGAAGAGGTCGGTCAATCTTTCCCGCACTCTTGTAGTAAGCGTCTTCAGCAACCACAGCAGCCTCCCTTGTAGATTGTTGTTCAGAAATAGTTTTTGTAGAATCATAGGTATCCGCTACAGCCATTAGAAACTCCTCCAGTCACCCCTAGTAGGTTCCGCTTCAAGGATGGCAAACTCATCTTCGTCAGGAAGTTCCTCTGCCATAAAATATCTCTCATCAAGCTCCATAAGTTCAATGGTATAAGCAAAGGCGTCCATAACGTCCCACAGTTCCGACCTTGGAAAGGTCATCAACTGGAGTTCTAACTTACTAGAAACCTGCTTATTGTGGAAGATGTATCCTTGGCGGTAGAAAGGAGCAAGTTGGGCAACTCGGTTTTCCTTCTTATCACGTGCTTTTAGTTCAATGAATTGAGGGAAGATGCCTCTTCGACTCATTTCGTTCTTGATAGGCTGAGTTATGAACTCATTCAAGGAGGTTACTTCCACTGCGAGCACTCTAGAATCATGTATAGTGACGTGCTCAAACATCTTGTCGAACAGTTCATCTGGGTGAAACTTTCCAGCGGAGCAGTCATGAAAGTAGATGCGATGGTTAGCTAGGTCAATTCCTACGGTTACGATAGCGCTATCAGCCGAGTGGAGCTTGGTAGTCTTGGCAGGGTCAACTATGGTAACGAAGTAGATTTGCTTATTATCCAAAATGGAGGCAGGCTCGTAGTAACGAAAATAGTCGCTCTTGAAAACTGCGTCTATGTTTGAGATTGGCTTATTCTGATATTCACGAGCAAAGGTGTCTGCCTGTCCTTGGGCGCGATAAGTTTCGAAGAGCTCTACTACCTTCTCATCACTCATGAACTCAGGCCAGTTTGATTTCAAATCATCGTCGCACAGACTCAAGCGAATGCGATACCAACTTTCATCCTTAAGCAGATTTGAAAGAAGAGCGTCTTCGTGCAAGATTGTGCCTATAACTACAATCTTCCAATCGTCCCTTGAGCGATCTACGCTGTTCATCAAGTCGGCAAAGAACCATTGTTTTAGCTTCGCCCTACGGTCTTCATTCATTACGGCCTCAGCATCTTCGAGGTCATCAACTATGATGAGATCAGGACGATGCCCATTGTAGTTGATGCCTCGAATCTGCTGACCCGCACCCCTGGGAAGGACGAATGTCTGACCAGCCTCAAATTGTTTCATAGCCCAGTTATCGCGCTTCAAATCTCCAAAGACCGTAGGGATTATGTCCCCAGCTTGCATGTCATTGGTAGTTAGGGCCATTTTCAAGTTCGCCGCATCCATAAGGGCCTTATCAGCAGTATTGGACACCGGAACTATAAAGTGCTTAAGCCCGAAGCAGATATTCCTGCCGGGATAAGCAACTGTATTAATTGTGGTCTTACCCCAACCACGAGGAGCAGCAATAACTACTTTCTGAATATTAGGGTCGTCGATGGCCTCGAAGATTTGATCAGTTATACGAGCAAAGGGTCGGTCGAATCTACTAGGTAGGAAAGTTGTTGCAAAAACTTTGGTTGACCGAGAGGACTCCATCAGGAGGCGCTTCCACACTGGATCTTGCATAAAGGGAGATGCTTCCAGCATTTAGCATTCCTCCTCTGAGCCCTCTCGGTCGGGCGATACGTCAATGACCAGACCGTTCGCCTGTGCCCGCTGCAACGCGATAGCTTTTAAGCCTTCCAAGTCGTCACCAGTAAGATTGAGAGTCGTACTGGAGACATTGACCTGTTTGGGTGCGGCATAGCCGGCTCTGTCAAGAACGTCCTTGGCAGCACTTAGGCGAACATTAGCAGGTAGCTCATCATTCATCATGATCTGCTGGATAGTCTCAATAGCTCCCGGAGCGAGATCTCTAATGCGCTTGGCGGTTTCCAGTGCAGAGTGGTCAGCTTCAGCTTTAAGAAGTGACGCCTGCTGTCTACCGAGCCCAGAGTTACGCACAATTGAAACGGTTGCAGGAGTACAAGACAACCGTTCCGCGATCTCTACGTTAGAGTATCCGAGCATTGCAAGGCGCAATATCTCATGGTGCTTCTCGTTCAGCTGCTTCGGCTGATACTTACGCCCACTTAAGTTACGCCTTCTATCATGAGCAATAGCCTGTGTCATAAATGGTATCTCCCTTTATGGATGCAGGATACAATACGTAGACTACGTTTGTCAACACATAATTTTGTGTAAAGAATCTTCTTAAGTAACAACCTCCTCAAGTAACAAGGCTCCTGTAGTTCAAATTTTGAATCCAACTGGATTGTTAGATAGTGGGTATATGTGAAAATTTTCTCATGCGCCAATTTAAGCCCCGATTTTAACGTCCATGACCATTTACCCATAAAATGCCCAAACGTCCATTAAACCGCATAATACAAGCCAAATTTGGGCATATCCGGCGGGAACATATCCCCACAAATGCCCCGGCGG